CCCGAAGCGGCGTCACCCTCAGGCTCGGTGAGCCCGACGAGCAGACACTCCGGATAAACCCGGGTGGCCTGCGGGTTCTCAATGTCGCAGTTGAGTTCCTTCACGGTCACGTCGTAGTAGGCGCGGCCAACCATCTGACGGACCGCCGTCAGGAAGTCGCCATCGACATCACGATCGTAGTGACGGGTGACGGTGAGGTCACCAATCTCAGAAGGAGCGCAAAGCGTCTCCGGGAACAACTTGCCACCAACGTAGATCTTCTCCACGGAAGCGGTGATTTCGCCGCCGCTCACCTGAGCGAAGTACTGGACGCCAGCATCGGCACCCATCTTCGGGGGAACTTCGACGTTCTTGCCAGAAGAGGGGACGATTGTGGCGACAATCTGCCTCTGAGCCAACTTAGTCATGTTTTGCTCCTAATCAGACTACTGATGCGGTGAGGTTGGACTTGGTGACATCAACCTGAATCTGGTCGCTGGTGGACGAAACCCGGATACCGACCTTCGCCTTGACTAGACCACCGGCCAACTGGCTCAGCGGGTTGATGGCATCGTTGACCTGCACTGAGTAGCCGTAGTCGATACGGCGACCAGTGTTGTCGAACGCTTCGTACAGTCCGCCAGCGATGCGGATTGGCTCAAGGAGCGCAACCAGTCGGGCGCGGACTTCAGAGAAGAGGGCCGAGCGACCGTCGATTGGCGAGAAGATCAGATCCTCAAGGGTGTTCTTCGCGCCGTTGACGACGTAGTTCAGCATCTCGCGGGAGGTGATGAACCGGAAGTTGTCCTCGTCAGCCGAGAGACAGCGGGCACCGTAGATGCGAACCCGACCGTTGATGAGACGGAGGGCGTTCACCCGGTTCTCGTCAAGGCTGTCGCCGGTGTCCTTGCTGACCGCGCTGGCAAGCCCGGTGATGTAGGAACCCTCAGAGTTGGCACCCGCGTAAGCGGTCCAAGCGCCGATCCCGTTGTGGGCAAGCGCACGCTTCGCGGCAACATAACCCTCAGGGGAAAGCGTCAGGGTGGTGCCCGCATCGGTGGTCATCTTGACCCACGGGAAGAAGGCGGCGGCGTACTCGGCGTTGGAGCCAGCACTCAGGTTTGCGGCAGCGCTCTCAACCGTCGAAGCCGAATCATTCTCGCCGAAGGCAAGAAGGGCGATCCGGTTGTTCGCGGCGGCGTGAGCGATAAGCGCAGCGTGGATCACGGTGCGATCGCTGAAACCGCCGTCGTCCGGAACCGCAATGGCACCCGGGCCAAGATCGTCGCTGAAGTTGTCGACACCGGTCGTGTAGTCCGAGTCAACGATGCCGCTCTCGTCGGCGTCACCGGCGCTGAAAGCGTCCTTGGTGAAAGCCTGAAGGGTTCCGGCACCGGCAACAGCGGTGGCGTACAGCGCACCAGTCGCGGTAGCGGCGTTCAACTTGTTGGCGGCAGCAGCCGAGGTGGCCACTTCGCCGGTTGAGTAGACGAGATCGCCGTCAAGGTACAACTTGAGGGCGAAGCCGCTGCCGAGGGCGACAACTTCTGCCTCTAGGTTGCTTGACCATGAGCCCTGACCGGTGGCGGTGAGGGTGAGGGCGTCGCCGCCTCCACCAGTGACGGTGAGTTCTCCGAACGTGGCGCTGGCGCCAGTGATCCGGGAGACATACACCTGAGCGCCACCCTCTTCGAAGAAGGTCTGGACCTGCTGGTGAACCGCGCCGCTGGAGATGTACCCGCCGTAGACAGTCTCGTACTGAGACAGGCTGGTGATCAGGGTTGGCGTACCTTCGGTTCCACGCTCGGTCCGACCAACCATGAACATGGTTGCAGTCGGGTTGATGTTCGTGGTTGACGGTCCGGTGCGAACCGCTGTGTTTACTACAATGCCGGGCATGTGGCTTCCTCCGCTCCCAAGCGTGTCGTTCTTTCGGGGATGCTTCTCAAAGTATACCTAAAGTGGCTCTGGTCTTTTGCAACTAGCCCGTGGGCTCGCATATATTGTCCACGATGCAGCACTGCTGTAGTGGAAGGTATCAATTTATGTCTTTCAGTAAAGGTAGAAGCAGTTCTGATTCTGTTTCGTAAGTTACCGATGCTGAAGGTGACTTCGCTTCATAAATTGTGGTTCTTTCGACTTTCTCTTCAATGGTTAGCGTGTACGCGACATAGCCGCCAGCCATAACTCGCTCACCTTTGATCATGGTGAGGTCTGAATATTCCTCTCGGATCGACCCTTCGTCAAGAACAACATCGAACCCTTCGTTCAGGGCGCAACGATTCAAACTTGGCGAGTCAAGAAATGCGGAGCGAACAACTGTCATGAGTCGATCACGTTTTGCTGTGACTTGTTCGGAGTCGTCGTCTTTGACCCAGACGTAGGTTCGCATTGCGTAATCGACGCGGTACACCGGATCCATGTTTGTGGAGTATCCGTCTCGCGTCAGACCGTTCATTGAAATCAGAACGGTGATAAGGGTGGGCCACCGGTCCAGAGCAACTGGCTCGTAAACGAGATATTTAATGGGCTCGGGGAGATTTTCGTCGTCAACGTTCCATGCGTTGCGGTACGTCAACAGTCTGTCGGGTAGATCTTCCCGCAAATATTCGTTTACAAACTCTTTTGCGCGCCAAGCGCCTTGCATCGTCACGGTAGATCACCTCTGGTTACCCAACGCAGTGCTTTGCGAGCGGTTTCCTGCGAGAAACCCGTCGGGTTGAAAACGATTTTACGCGCAGGCATCTTCTCTGTTCCGTACTGATGGAACTTGGCGTACTCCACGTTCGTTCCGAACTGGGCGTAGTCATCAGTAATGACGTTAGGTGCCCCACGTAGATTTGTGAGACTGCTGAACAGTCGTCCGGTTCGACGCATGATCGGCCACGCATAATCACGCTTCCGGGGATCCCAGCCACCGACAGGTAGACCACCTGTCGAAAAGTTTTCTGCGTTGGCTTTTTCCAACTGTGTTCTCGCATCACGGAACACGGGGGCGAAGTTTCCTGCCCGAGCCTGCATCGCTTGAAGATGCCGGATCACACCATCGGCATCGCAGTCAATGTCGATTTTGACTTTCATCAGGAAATCCTTATGCGCCGGTAGCGGCGCAGTGACTGAACTTCCTCCGGAGTGAAACCTGTGGTGAGCGGTGCGACATTCCGAGTTTCAAGATCCTTGATGCCCACCACGTCATCGTGCATGTTTTGCATCTCTCGTGCTGCTGCCCGAAGGATCACCAGTTTGAAATGTTTGATGTTGTCCCCCGCAAGACCGGCAGTGTAGGTGATGTTCAAGGTGTCGTTGGCGAACGTCCGGTATACGTCAACACCGTATTTGAGAACAGTGAAGTCTCGCCCCTCGGTGAGGGAGACGGTTGCTGAGCCGGGATCTGGTCCGGTTGCGGTGAGGCTAGAAACAGCAACGACTGGCGAGTTTTTCAAATAGTAGGTGTAAGGAGGTTGAAGGAATGCGAGGACGTTGCCAGTGGTGTCCAACGAATAGTCGTAGAAAAACGACGTGTTCGGAATACCTACGTTGTTGTACTCAACCTTGTGAGTTTCAGTAAATTCTTGGACTTCAACCGGACGGCGAAGAATCGACTCAAGTTCGCTCTGAAGTCCTTCCAGAACATAGGTTGCGGCATGGGATTGCCGGTTGGAGAACTTGATGTCCATGTAACGCTCAAGTTCGGTCTGGGTGACGAGCATTTGACAACCTCGCAGGCAGCGACAGATGATTCCATTCTGATTTTACAGGGTTTGCACCCACCGCAGGTTTACCTACATGTAGTTCTCTAAAACGCTGTCCCAGTTCTGCGCCATTACACGAACATCAAGTTCGCGCTTGACAAGATCTAACTGTTTCTTTGCTTCTTGGTTTCTCACCGAGTAGTTGGTGAGTTCCAAAATGTGCTCGTTCCATTCATCTTGGTTCGATGCTAGGCGCCCGATCCCGTAAACTTCCTTGAGTCTGGCGTACTCCCCAAGGTTCGATGCCACAAACGGAACCCCAGCAGCGGCATACTCAATGGCTTTGATCCACGATTTGGCGTGATTGAACGGAACATCGTTCAATGGGGCAATACCGATATCGAACTGGAATGAAAGGCGTGCGTACTGTTGCGGATGGTGCATCGGCGTTTTGGACACCTTCTGTCGATCCAAACCAACTTTGTCCGCAAACCATGCTGTTCCATCAACATGACCCGAGTGATGGACACGAAACTTCTGGTTATCCAACACCCCGTCAAGAATTTCAAGATCACCAGATCGATGGCTTGTTGAACCAACCCACCCGACTACCGGTTTTCTGTTGCGCATGTACCGCCTAGTGAAGTCAGATACCTTGACGCAGTTGTGAACTAGATGAACATTTTCGCAGCCAAAATCTTCCGACATTTTCTGTTGAAGAAACGGTGTTGACGCGACAACGGCATCGCTCTGCTGGATGATGTTTTTGTAGTGGGCGATGTTTTCGTCTTTGTTGTTATCTGGGTGGGTCAGCCTGTACGCATGGTTGTCTTTGTGAAGACCCCAGTACCAGTCGTCAATGTCG